GCGTACAGGTATCACTGTGCAAGGTCATTTAACAGGTAAAAACAAACATGACCCTCTGTATGGTGTAGGTGCAATGGCAGACCTATTTGAAGATAAACGTATACATCTTCCTGTCGGTGATGGTATGTCAAATGCAAAAGTACAACAATACAGGCAACAACTGTTATACTTTGATGGTAAACCTGTTTCTAAACGAAACAAGGAAAAAACTGATATAGTTATGGCTAGTTGGTTTCCAATGAAGGTTTTTAGGCGTATGCAAAAAGAGCATGCGGCAGATATAGGGTTGGACTACAATCCTAGTTATGGAGATTATAAATTAACGGATATGAATAACGCACCATGGGAATAGAAAATTTAGGAACTAAAGAATATAAAGAAATTGTTAGAAACGCTGCAGAGCTTACATCTGGCAAATTAGTACAAGAACGTCAAGTACAGAAAGCTAGAATAAAAGCTATTCTTAATGGTGGTGCAGATGGCATTAAAGCATTGTTGGGTAATACAATGGAAACCTCTGATGCTGATTTATTACCAGCTCCTAACATGTTGCAATCAGGTATTGACCGACTTGCACAAAAAATATCTGGTGTACCACAAGTACGAGTAGATGTACCAAACTTTAATGATTCAACTAGAAGTAAAGTACGTGCAGAAAAATTAGAACGTATTGTTACTAACTATGATAATAAACAAAATCTAGGAAGTCAGTTACAACAAGCTGCAAGATGGTTACCAGGTTATGGTTACTGTGCTTGGGTAATAACAACTAAACGAGATAAAAATGGTTTTGCATATCCTAGTGCTGAACTACGTGACCCTTATGATACATTTCCAGGTAACTTTGGTCCTGACCAACAACCTAGAGAAATGGCTGTTGTACGTAGAGTACCTAGATATAAACTTGCACAAATCTATCCAGAGTTTGCTAATGAAATTTTAAAGACTGATGAAGATGATACAGATACAGCTTCAGAAACTGCAACACAGTTTATGTCTTACGAAAATGCTAGAGAACAAGCTTGGGAAGATAATACATACACTGGTGTAAGAATTATTGAATATTACGATATGGGAGGTACTTACGTTGTATTCCCAGAACGTAATATGATTTTAGATTTCATACCTAACGTTTTATCTACTCCACCATTTGTATTTATGAAGCGTGTATCTTTTGATGCACTTAAAGGTCAGTATGACCACGTTATAGGTTTGATGGCTATGATGGCAAAAATAAATATTATGTCAGCAATAGCAATGGAAGATTCTGTATTTACAGAAACTAACATATCAGGAGAGATAGAATCCGGACAATATAGAAAAGGTCGATTTGCGGTTAATTATCTAGCTCCTGGTACACAAGTTTCTAAACCAATGAATAACATTCCATATCAATTGTTCCAACAAGTTGATAGGCTTGAAAGACAATTGCGTATGGTTGGTGGTTATCCTGTAACTGATGATAGCCAATCTCCTAATAGTTTTGTTACTGGTGCTGGACTATCAGAATTAAACAGCACTATGTCATTAATGATTAATGAATATAGAGAAATCATAAAACACTCTATTACACAAATGGACGAAAAAAGATTAGAGCTAGATGTAGTACTTTCATACTCACAAGGTATTAGTAAAAAACCTATGGCAGGTTTCTTTAATGGTGCTTCATTCTCTGAAAACTATTCTCCACTTGGTGATATTGGTGGTGACTTTACTACTAGACGTATCTATGGTGTTATGGCTGGTTTTGATGAACCACAGAAAATTGTAACTGGATTGCAATTATTACAAGCAGGTGTTATAGACGTAGAAACTTTACAAGATAATATTGATGGACTAGAGAATATAGCTAAGGTACAAGAACGTATACGTAAAAATAAAGCAGAACAAGTATTGTTTGATTCTATATTAGCTAGGTCAGCTCAGGGTGATATGGCTGCAACTATGGCTGCAATTGCTATTTATGAAATGCCAAATCAAATTACAGAAATTATGAAGCAGTTCTATACACCTGAAGAACCACAGATGACACCTGAACAAGAAGCTTTGATACAACAACAAATGATGCAACAGCAAATGGGTGGAGGACCACCAACAATGGCTCAAGCCTTTGGTATGTAAGATGAATGAAGATTTTGTTGAAGCAGAATTTTGGGATATGGTGTATCAAGAATACGGAGTTGTGGACGAATTAGATATATTATCTGAAAATGTATTAGAGATAATACAACCACAACCTGGATTAATAATTTTAATTACAAAGGATTTTTATGGCAAAAAGTAGAAGAGGCGGATATAGACAACCAAATAAGCCTGCTGCAGTTGCTACACCTCAAGGTGGACAAAGAACTGACGGAGGCCCAGGAAGTAGTAAGCAACCACTTAGAAGACTTCCTGACGCTGATTATGGTGCAAATAAAGCATTTGTACAACAACAACAAGGAGCTGCGTTACCAGTTGCAAGAGGGGTAGAAGTTGCACCACCAAACATATTTGCACCTACTGAAAGACCACAGGAACAAATTACTGAAGGTGTACCAGTAGGTCCAGGTTCTAATGGTACTAGAGTGACTGACAATATAGATATGATGTTACAAGCTATGTACGAAATAAATCCTTCACCTGTCCTGTTAGAACTAATTAATAACAGGAACAGGTAGTATGGCTTTTCATTTATTTGACGAAAATAAAGAAATAGATGATGCTTTATCTAATAAGCATGATGATTTACAAATAGGTCAATATAATAATAATTTTGCTGTTAATGATTTATATAGCAAAACTTTAGAAGAAGTAACAGAAAAATTTCAATTACCTGCATCTATTGCAGTTCCTTTTGTTTTAGCTGGTGGTACAGCAGAACATGAAAGTGCTAAACAAATTGCTGAAGAAGTGGTTTACAATCGTGCTAAAAAAGAAGGTGAAATTTGGCAAGAGCTTCAGGAAAAATATCAATATGAAAATTTAGAAGACAATATGAAAATGTCATTTGGTGATTTACTTACATTTGGTATTGCACCAGGTGGAGCTAAACCAGGAGATGTTCAATACGGTGTTTGGGCATTTGCTGGATTAGATGCGTTATTTCAAACATTTGGACCTTCTGGTAAGTGGTCTGTTATTGCTTCCGCTGCTAATGCTTTTGTACCAGGACAACCAATGGTTGTTGGTAGGTCACAAGCGTATTTAAGAGATTTACGTGCATACGATAAATTATTACAAGATGGTTATTCTCCAGCTGAAGCACAATCAAAATTACAAATAGATGTTTCTATGACTGAAGTAGAAGATATTGGTAAAGATACAAACCTTAGAGGTGATATGAGAAAACATATTGCAATGATGAGAGAAGCTAATGATATGGGTGGTGAAGCTGTTCTTTGGAATATGTTTAGACAAGTTGCAAATGGTAAACCAGTTAACTTTGATAGAGGTACAAAAATAACATTAGAGTCTGTTAAAGCTGAAGATACTCCTTATTACAACGATTTAATAACTAATTACAATATGACACCAGAAGAAGCACGTAAATTTATTTATAACAAAATTGGTTCTCCAATTAAAAATTTTGATGAAAATGGTCAGTTAAATTACACATCTTCGTTTAAACCAAATCAAATTAATTTTTATGCAGGTAGACATAAACAACGTTTTATGTTTTCTAGTGACTATACACAACAAGAATTGTATAGACCAGAGTTTGCAGATAAAAATATTTTACTTGAGTATTCACCAGGTAAAGTTTACACAGGTGAAATATTTGAACCGGGTTCTGTACAGTTTGATATGATGTCTGGAACTATAGATGCTGCTTATCAAATAGTACCTGAATTGCTTGCAGGTAAGGGTGTTAAAGGAGTAAGTAACTTACGTAAAGGATTTAGAAGAATTAATGATGCAGTTGAATTAACTCATGATGTTGGAACATTTAAAAAAGGTGGTTTTATTAGACAAGCTATTCCTGATATAAAGAAAAATTGGCAATATACAAAAGAAGGTAAAGTTAATTTATCTCCAAGAGGTATTGCAAATAAAATTGCTGATACTGTTGCTGATGAAGCAGACCCATTTACAGGTACAGGTAATTTTAGTAAACATTTAAATCCTAAAACAGGTAAATTAAAAGATTTAGATGAAGT